CTCGGCCGAGGCCGTGCCGTCGCCGGTGCGCGAAAGCACCGTGACAATAACCTCGCCTGGAACGGGGCTGATTGCGCTCGCGTCGAGAACGTCGGCGTGCGCGGAACGCGCGTGAAAGACATAAGCGAGCTCGGGGCCCGCGACGCTGAAGGATTCGGGCGCGAGAACGACGCGCTGCCGCAAGGCGTCGTCGGGCTCGAGAATTTGCGGCAAGCCGAGCACCGCGTTTTCTTCCTGAATGACGAGCCGAGTGACGCCGACGAGGGCGGCGAGCTGGTCGAGGTCGCTGCCGGTCGCATAAGCGAGCATGACGCCGCGGGCGCGGTCGTTGAACCGCTGCCGATTGAGAAGCTCGCGATATGCGGCAACCTGCAGAATCTTAACGGCAGGGTCGCTTTCAACCGTCGCGTCGAATTCGGGCATTCGCGCCTGAATGTCGGCGATCATTTCGGCGAGAATTGTCTCGAATGAAAGCTGCTCGACGACGGTCGGCGCGGGAAGCCTCGAGAGGTCGACCGAACTCGAGCCGGTGCTAAGGTTGAGGTCTAGCGGCATGACGAGCGACAATGACTCGCCCGCGCCGCGGCCGCGCTCGCCCGCTGTTGTAACGCCCGAGGTTACAACAGGGCGGGCTTTTCACCGCTCGGGCGCGGCCTTCAGCCTCGAGCCTATGCACCGCTCATTTGCCCTCTTGGCCTGCACCGCGGCGCTCGCTTTGGCGAGTTGCGACGACGACAAAGGATCTAGCTCGAGCTCGAGCTCGCCGGCGCCGACGTGCGCCGTCGACTCCCATTGGAGCACGAAACTTGTGATCGACGGCCATGACTCGTCGCCGGCGACGGCGCCGAATCCGTGCCTCGAGGCGCAAGGCTGGTCGATCGTCATTCCGCCGGCGCCTGGGAAGGCCGGCTATATCACTCGAGCGGCGGCCGCGGGCGAGCTCGTCGGCAAGAGCGTCATTCGCATTCGCGGCCGCTTTGAAGGGCCCGAGGGCTCGAGCGTCGTGCCTTATGGCGAGCCGCAGTTTCGCGCCATGCTGACGCCCTATTTCCAGCGGTGCGGCGACGATTGGAGCGCGAGCGGCCGCTTTGAAACCTTCCGCTGGTATGCGTCGAGCCGCCTTTATCCGATCGAGCTCGGCGAATTCGAGCTCGAGGCGCGCTTTAGCGAGCCGTGGGGCGCAATCCTAACGAGCACGTCGAGCTCGGCGCCGGCGGCATTCGACGCGGCGATCGCCCAGGCGTGCCGCGTCGGCTTTGTGCTCGGCGGCGGCAGTCAGGCCGTCGGGCACGGTATCGAGGCGCGCGGCGGGCAGGTGAAGCTCGTCGTCACCGAATTCACAATCGAATAAGCGGCGCCGTCACGCCCCGAGCTTGGCGAGCACAAGGTCGAGAATTCGCCGGCGATCGTCGGCGGTGAGGCCGAGCAGGCGCCTCGAGGGATAAAGGGCAACGGGCGCGCTCGGCGAGTTGCCGACGCGATCGGGCAAGCCGAGCTGATGGACTCGAGCAATCCGCTGCAGGCCGGTGTCGGCAAAGCCGACTGAAACGCCGTCGGCCGAGGCCTGCCAATTGAGCGCGTCGGGCCGGCCCATTTTGCGAAACATGGCGCCGCGCTTGCGATTCTTTATCCGGCCCTTTTTCGATCGCAGCGGCGGCCGTTCCTTGCGCGCCTCGAATGCCGAGCCGTCAGGATTGAGGTTGTCGCGGATTCGACGGCTCTGCGATCGGCGCAGCTCGCGGCCGAGTTGGTGAGCGAGGCGCACGCGCTCGGGCGGGCTGACGTTGGCGAGCAGCGCCTCGAGACGGTGCTCGAGCTCGTCGAGGCCGACGCCGGCGGCGGCCATTATGGGGCCGGCGGGGTAAAGTCGAGAATGAGCTCGTCGTGCAGGTAGAATTGCAGCAGCGGCGTTTCCTCGGGCACGTCGTCGAAAGGCGGCGCGGCGACAGGCTCGGGCCGGTGAACGACGTCGAAACCGCCGCCGGCGCGCGGCACGGCGTCGACGGCCTCATTCAGCTCGAGCTCGAGGCTAAGGTCGATCGTGCCGGCGTCGAGAATGTCGGCGTCGAATTTCACGGCCTCGTTGCCGGTGTCGTGATTCTCGAGCAGCTCCGGCTGATAGGTCGCAATCCAAAGAATGACGGCGAGCGCAACGGTGTCGACGTTGCCGGCGAAGTCGGTGAGAATTGCCGTCAGCCGATAGCGCCATTCAAAGCCCTTGTTCCCGCCGGCGCGGGCGGCGATTCGGCCCTTGTCGATAAAGATTGCGAGCTTTTCGGGCTCGCGCTCGAGCACCTTCACGCCGGCGTCGTCGACGATCGCGGCGGTGAGGGCTTGGCGAAGGCTATCGGGCTTCAGCATCCTACGGCGCCGGCGAGCTCGAGCTCGGCGGCGTGGCGGCAATGCACGGCTTCCCGCGCTCGAATTCGATCAGGCGCTCTTGCCGAGCCGCATTGCCGGCAAAGGCCTGGGCGAGCCGGATGATCGCCGAGCGCACCGCCTCGGGAATGACGGCCCATTGATCGGGCGGGAAGCCCTCGGGCCGATCGGGGCAGCGCAGCAGCTCGGCGGGCGGCGCAATGTGAGTGTCGACAGCGATTGCCGTCGGCGTCGCCGGCCTCGCGTTAACGTCGGGCCGGCTGCAGCCCTGCAAGGCCGTTAAGAGCGTCAAACCAATCGCGGCCGACGCGATCATTCTCGGGAATGTCATTGTTCGCTTGCTCCATCCTGCGCGCGGCCGAGGCGGCCGCAGCAAAGTCTCGGGCGGCGGCCGCGGCGTCGGCCTCGCTCTTTCGGTTATGCTCGCCCAGGGCGCCGGCGAGTGCCTCATTCGAGGCCTTGGTCGCGTCGCGCTCGAAAGCCGAGAGGTGCAGCACGCGGGTTTTGCAGAGCTCGCCGCGCTTATGCTTCACGGCCTTCGCCTTGCCCTTCCCGACGGGCACCTGCTCGATCGAGGCGTCGAATTCGGCGCCGGCGGCGGCGCAGGTGACGTTCGCGAAGGCGAGCAGATTGTCGCGATCGCGCTTCACCATTGAAAATTGATAGTAGAGGAACGCCGCGGCCGCCGCGACGGCGAGCAGGGTCAGCCAATCGCGAGCGGCTTTGATTTGTCCGAAAATCGGCACGAAATGGCCGAGTAGCGAGCCGAACAGCTTTTTCATTAGCTCCACCTTTTGAGGCGATCGGGCAGGTTCGCCGGCGTCTTGCCGAACAGCAGGCCCGTTTCGCACGTTTCAATCTCGCGGTGCCGGCGGTGCTCGAGTCCCGTCAGGACTCGGCCGCCGGCCTTCCTGAAGGCAATGAAAGCCTCGCACGCGGCGACGAGCTCGCCGGCGTTGAACTTGCGGGCAATGCCCGTCGAGCTGCAATTCGTCTTTCGTGCGGCCGTGCAGGGCGGCCGAGCCGTCGCGCAAAAGGCGCCGACGCCGATGTTATATGCGAGCGTGATCGCCGCGGCGCGCTGATAGTCTCGGCCCGCGGCCGCGAGTGCCGGCGTGCAGGCGAGCACGCCCTCGGCGTGCTTGGCGAGCGCGGCCTCGAGCATGGCGTCGCATTGTGCCGGCGTGTAGGTCGAGCCGGCCTTGACGTAGGCAATGCCGTCGCAGGCCGTCCAAATCCCTACGGAGTCGCGATAGGCCTTCAGATATTGCGGGCCGGCCTTGTGTGTGACGACGACGGCCGCCGGCGCCTGGGCGGCGATCGGCGTCTCGATTCGAGCCTCGACGGTGCGGCCGCTTTCCTCGCGCGGCACCGCAACGCAAAGCAAGGCGGCGCAGCCGGCGCCGACAATGCCGACGAGCTTTGTGAGGCGCGTGCCTTTCGGCCGATCGACGCCGGCGTTTGGCGTGCTCGAGCTCGAGCTCATTTCTTTGTGCCGATCAGGCCGAGCAGCCGATCTTTGAGCTGCCCAGGCAAAGCCTCGAGGGCGCCGCTCGCGCCGGTGATAAAGCGCGGCGTCGACTTAAAGGCGATCATGGCGATAACGAAGCCGACGGCATTCGAGGCGAATTGGCCGAGGCCGAAAAAGGCCGAAATGCCGAGCGTGACGTAGTAGCTGACGCAAATGCCGACGGCCCATTGAATGAACCGATCGCGCAGCGACAGCCCTTCCTCCCAGGCCTGGGCGACGGCCGAGCCGATCGCCGCCGGCATAAGGGCACCGGCGACAGTCTTAACGACGTCCCAAATTTCGGCGGGCAGGTGCTCGAGGTTCATTGGCTTCAGCTCCAAAGCTGCACAAGCGGCTCGGCAGGTGCCGGCGCCGCGGGAAGGGGAATGTCGACGATCGTGCCCTCGGGCAGATTAGGGCCGAGCTCGGAAAGTCCGCGATTGGCCTCGAGCACGCCCTCGACGGCACCGAAACCGGCGCCGATCGTGCGCCAAACGAGCGCGTCGACCGTCTCGCCGGCGTGAGCGGCGACGGGGAACGTCTGCGCCGTCATGGCCGGCCTGCGCGTCGGCGCCAACGAATCTCGATCGCGGCTCGAATAAGCTTATGGGAGTCGCGCACGTCGTCGGCCGCGGCGTCGACGGCGGCAAAGACGGCCGACAACAGCGCGAGCGGCAGCGTGAGCGCGAGCCCGACGGCAATCTGCAGCAGGGCGATCGCCATGCCGGCGAGCTCGAGGAAGCGGGCGCGCGTCATATCAGCTCGACGGCCGTGCGCGTGACGCCGAGAATGTCGCGGATTGCGTGAGTCCCGTTGCGCCGGTGCTCGTCGGCGGTGAGGGCCCTATCCTCGTTTTTCTTTTGGCCGTCGGCCGTCGCCGAAATGTCGCTATGCGTGTCGACGAGCTCGGCCGCGGCGAAGCTCGCGATCGCGCGCTCGTAAAGCCGCACTAGCCGCGGTTGCCCGCCGATCGTCGCGGGGCTGACGGCCGCAATTGTGGCGAAGCCGGCGGCAATCTGCAGCGCGGCCCAATCCTCGAGCGCGACGCTAACCGTCAACATGGCCGAATAGGCGGCCTCGATCAGTCGAAATTCGGTGACGGTCGCCGGCATTTGCGCCAGGGCGCGAACGGCCGAGGCCTTGATGCCTGGGAAAAAGGCGCCGTCATGCGCGAGCACCGGCTCGTCGGCGGGCGCGGGCACGGTTGCCGGCGATGAAACGAAGCCGGTCATTGCGCGCCCCCGAGGGCCCGCCCCGCGAAGTGAGGGGGTGAGGAAAGTCGGCTTTGGTATAGGGCACAGGGGGAAACCCTAACCGCCGCCGCTTTTCCGCCCCCTCGACGCCGCGGGGCGAGCTCGAGAAGCCGGCTCATTGCCGGCCCTAGCTCTGCAGCTCGGCGAGGCGCTTTGCCTCGCGCTCGAGCTTTTCAATGTCTTTCTTCACGCCGACGCGCGGATTGAGCGCGAGCGCACGGCGCAGGTGCTCGAGCGCCGCGGCGATCGCGGCGCGCTTGCCGGCTGCAGGGCCGTCGGCGTTGGTATCGTGCAGCGCGGCCGCCTCGATCGCGAGCAGCAGGCCGATCGCCTTTTTCAGCTTGGCGCGAACCTCGTCGGGCATATCCTCGCGAGCGGTGAGCTCGTCGGCCGACTGCAGCACGTCGCGCGGGAAAGTCCCGCCTTGCCCGAGGGCTTTCAAGGCCGCTTCCGCTATTTCCTCTGCGATCATGGTCGCGGCGGTGCGCTTGAACCTTTCGGGCAAGGCGAGTCCGTAGCGTAAGACGTGAGCGCCGAGCTCGAGCGCCTTCGCAAAATCTTCGGTGTCGAGGGCCCAAATGAGCACCTGCGAAACAATGTCGTCGCTGCTCGCCTCGAATTTTTCGCCGGCAGCTTCAGCCGCGGCGGCGGCGGCGAGCACGCCGTCAACCCAGGGCATAAAGTCGGGCAGCATAATGCGCTTGCGCGCAATCTTTTCCTCGATCGACTGAATGCCCTTCAGCTCGAGCAGGCAATTGCCGAGCACTTGGCGCAGCAGCTCATAGGGCGTTGCGTCGAGCCGCTCGTCGGCGCTCGAGGCGTTGGCGGCCGTAACGGCCGCGGATTTGCGCAGGTGGCAAGCTCGGGCGGGGCTAATGGTCATTATGCGCCCTGGGCGCCCCTGCGGCGGGCCTTGGGCGCGCTGCCGGCCTTGGCGGGCGCTTTGGCCGCCGCAGGCTTTGCAGCGGCCTTAGCGGCCGCCTTGGCGATCGCCGCGCTCTTGCGGTTGTGACAGGCTTGCGCCGGCGTTGCCATTTTTGGGTTTCCCTGTTGCTCGAGAGGAAGGCCGAGCCGCGGGTTAGGCGGCTCGGCCGAGAGAGGCTTAGGCGTCCTTGCGCTCGATATTCTCGATCAGCAGGGAGAAGTCGTAATCCTCGACAACGTAGGCGTCGTTCGACGACTCGAAATTCTCGACGCGATCGCGCTCGGCGCGGTCGATGATCGCGCGGCGGCGCTTGGCGGCCTGATAGTAAATCGAGAGGTTGTCGGGCCGCGTGATAAGAATTGCGCCGGCAGGAACGAACGGAACGGTCGCCCCAGGAAGGCCGCCAATCCGCTTGGTCGACATAATGACGTCCCGAGCAACCTGCTCGGTCGCCTTGTCGCCAGCGGCCTGCACGATCGGAAAATACTTATCGTGCATGAGGTCGCGGCCCATGTAGGCGACGAGGCCGGTGTCGCCCGCTGCCCAGGAAGGCAGGAACGAATTGATCGCGTCGAAAATCAGGGCGTCGAGGTTCGCGTAGTCGCCGGCGGCGCCGTAAGTCACCTTGCCGGCAACCTTCGCGCCCTCGTCGAAAACGTGGCTCGGCTTGTCGGTGCGGATATGCTGCAGCCAACCGATATTGACGTCTTGGCCGAGCGGGTGAGCCGCGCGATCAGTCGTCGCGGCGGCCGAGGTGCCGTTGAAGCCGACGCGAATCTTGTCGAGCGCCTGGGCCTGCACAATCGCGTCGCGAATGCGCGTCTCGAAGTCGGGGAACTTGGCCCACATATCGAGCTTGCCGTAGCTCAAATGCGTGTCGAAATTCGTCTGCTTGCAGGCATAGCCGGTGTTGTCGATCGAGGTCGGGTCGACGGTCTGACGAGTGCCGTTGCCCGAGGTGTCGGTGCGGCTCGCGATCAGGCCGGAAACGCCCAGGCCGAGCTTTTCGCCGATCATTTCGTCGACCGGAACCATGTTGATCGTCGAGAGGAAGGCGCTCGATTCCTGCACCTTAGTCTCGAGCGTCTGCTGCACGCTCGGCGCGGCGGTGAATTTCTTGCCGCCCTCGACGAGAGAGGCGTCGACGCCGTTCAGCTCGGCGATCGTGCCGAGGTAGGTCGAGAAGAGAAGGCGGGTTTCGTTACGCATTGGAGTCGATTCCTTGTGGCGAGGGGCGGGGCGGGGCTGGCGTTAACAGTCGGTGCGCACGCGATTGCTCGCGCCGGTCGCGAGCGGGCGACGGGTGAAGCCTTCGGGCGTGGAGTCGATTTGGGCGGCGAGCTCGTCGACGCGGGCGGGCAGGCCGGCGAGCGGCTCGAGGCTTGCCGCGAGCTGCCCGAGCGTCTCGGCGAGGCCCGAGAGGTTGTCATTGGCCGGTGCCGCCGGCGGCGGCGCCTGGGCCGGCTCGACGACGGGCTCGACAACCGGCTCGACGACGGGCTCGACGACGGGCTCGACGACGGGCGCCGGCTCGGTGCCCTTGCCGGTGAAGCGAGCGACGAGGCCGGCGAACGTCTCGATCAGGCCGCGAACGATCGCAACGTCGTCGCCGGAGGGCGCCGGCGCCTCGGGCTCGAGCTCGAGCTCGACAGCATCGGCGGCGGTGAACAGGTTGGCGGCGTCTTGCTTGCGGCCCGCGAGCGGGCTGTTGTCGCCCTGGGCGGCCGCGAAGGTGAGCATTTCGGTGCCGAGGCTCGCCGGCGAGTCGGTGAAGGCGAGGCCGACGAGATAGGCGCGGCCCTTGCCGGCGAAGTCCGGCGCAATCTCGCAAGAGCTGAAGAGCTTTTGCTTCGCCTTGCGCAGCGCGACGAGGGAATCGGTGGCGTCGACTTGCGCCAGTAGAGCGAGGCGGGTTTCCTTCTTTCCGCCAACCTCGAGCTCGACGTCGGCCGTCTGCAGCGCGAGCACGTCGCCGTAAGCGTTGAAAGGCGGCTCGGGGCTGAAGCCGCGGATATGCTCGAGGTTGATGCGGGCCGAGTAAGTCTCGGGGTTGTAGTCGGCGGCCATTTGCTCGAGCCAAGTGCGCTCGATAACGCGGCCGTCAGTCGTGCCCCCCTCGACTGCGATGCGGAAAAACTTGCTCTTCGCCATTGCAACGGGCTCCGTTTCACTCGTTCCCGCGGGAATTCCCGCGACTTGTGTCAGCCCCAAAGCACGCGAGCGCGAGGCGCGGGGCAATGCGGGCCTGTTGTAAAGGGCGAGGTTACAACAGCAGGCGAGCGTCGCGGGGCAGGCACAAAGGCAAGGTGCTCTGACTATGCGCGAGCATCCGTCTTTCTTGCCCTGGTATGCCGACGTTCGTCGGGAAGCCCGCTCGCTCTTTTGGCGCGGGTGGGGCGTCACTCAAATCGCCGAGGAATTCGCCGAGCGCGGGGTGACGATCGACGGCAAGGGCGTCGCGCGATCGACGATTGAAAGCTGGAAACAGCGCGAGCGTTGGGCCGAGGCGCCGCCGATCAGGGCGGCCGAGGAGTCGGTGCTTGTCCGGTTTCAGCAGCTCGTCGCCAAAGAGAATAAGACGGGCAGCGATTTCAAAGAGATTGATTTGCTCGGGCGCCAGGTCGAGCGGCTCGAGCGGTGCCGGCGTTATCGTCAGTCGGGCAACGAGGCCGATCTAAACCCCAACGTCGAGGCGCGGAACGCGGGGCCGAAAAAGGCCAAGCGGGCGAACCTCATAACCCGCGAAATGGCCGATCAGCTTCGCGCCTCATTCGAGGCCGAATGCTTCGCCTATCAGCTTACTTGGTGGCGGAACGCCGATCAGCGCACGCGCTTCATTCTGAAGAGCCGACAAATCGGTGCGACGTGGTATTTCGCCCGCGAGGCCTTGATCGACGCGCTCGAGACGGGCCGCAATCAAATCTTTCTGTCAGCCTCTCGCCGGCAGGCCGAGATTTTCCGCAAGTATATCATTGAATTCGTCTTTCGAGTGACGGGCGTTCAATTGAAGGGCGAGCACGTCCTGATTGATCGCGGCGACGACGAGGAAGGCAAGCCGCTCGAGCGGCCGACGCTGTTCTTTCTCGGCGCCAATTATCGCACCGCCCAGGGCGAGCACGGTAACTTTTACTATGACGAGTGTTTTTGGGCCCAGGATTTCGACAACCTCGACGACGTTGCCTCGGGCATGGCGTCGCAAAAGCGTTATCGCGAAACCTATTTTTCGACGCCGAGCTCGGTTGCCCATCCGGCCTATAAAAAATGGACGGGCGAAAAATTCAACGACGGCCGATCGAAAGCCGATCGCGTCAAGGTCGAGCTCGACGAGGAAGTGCTGCGCGGCGGCGAGCGCGGCGGCGACGGGATTTGGCGGCACAAGGTAACGATCGAGGATGCGGCCGCCGGCGGCTGCGATCTGTTCGATATTGACGAGCTGCGGCGGCGCAAGTCGCCCGACGTTTTCAACAATCTCTATATGTGCGAATTCGTCGACGACAGCGCCTCGGCGTTCCCGTTCGCACTAATGCAACGGTGTCAGGTCGACAGCCTCGAGGCCTGGGCCGACGTCAATCAATATGCGCTGCGCCCCTACGCCGGCGAGGTCGCAATCGGTTATGATCCGCAAGAGAGTGCTGACGGCGACGACGCGGCGCTCGTCGTCGTCGCGACGCCGCAAAAGGCGAAGGGCCCGTTTCGAGTGCTCGAGAAACTGCGCCTGCGCGGCGGATTCGAGACGCAAGCCGACGCGATTTTTCGGATGATGCAAAAATATCGCGTCGTCGACATTGGAATCGACACAACCGGCGTCGGCGCGGCCGTTTATCAGCTCGTCGTCAAGAGGTTCCCGACGACTCGCGCAATCCGTTACTCGGCCGAGCTGAAGGCGATGATGGTCTATAAGGCGAAGGCCGTGATCGCTGCGGGCCGCCTGCAATTCGACGCCGGCGCGGCCGACATTATCGCGAGCTTTATGTCGATCAGGCCGCAAGCAACGGCCTCGGGCCGGCTCGTCACCTATGTCGCGAGCCGATCGGGCGCGACGGGGCACGCCGACGTCGCTTGGTCAATAATGCACGTCCTTCACGCCGAGCCGCTCGCGGGCGAGCTCGGCGACAACAAAGCCAGTGTGGAGAGTTTCTAATGACGACGGAATCGACTGCTCTAACCGTTCCCGCCCAGGCCCAAACGATCGAGGCGCGCTCGAGCGGGCCGGCGATCGAGGCCTTCACCTTTGGCGATGCCGTCGGCGTGCTCGATCGGCGCGACGTGCTGCAGTATCTCGAAAGCTGGACTAACGGCCGCTGGTATGCGCCGCCGGTTTCAATGTGCGGCCTCACTCGGGCGCTCGACGTGCCAGGGCCGCACTCGAGCTGCATTCGGCTCAAAGTGAACCTGCTCGCCGGCGCTTTTGAGCCGACGAAACTGTTGTCGCGCGAGAATTTCAGGAAATTCGCGCTCGACTATCTGACGACGGGCAACGCTTATCTCGAGCGCCGTGACAGCCTGGGCGGCAAGCCGATCGAGCTGCAGCACTCGCTCGCCCGCTACACTCGCCGCGGCGTCGAGGAAGGCCGTTATTTTTTCATCGGCAACCCGCGCGACGAGCACGAATTTAAGCGCGGCTCGGTTTTTCACCTGCTGCTCGAGCACCCAACGCAAGAGCTCTACGGCCTGCCCGAATATCTCGGCGCCCTGCAGTCGGCCTTGCTCGGCGAGGCCGCGACGGTGTTCCGCCGGCGCTACTATTTGAACGGCAGTCACGCCGGCTTCATTTTTTACCTTAACGAGCCGACGATCGACAACAAAGACGCCGAGGCAATCCGGCAGTCGCTCAAGGAATCGAAAGGCGTCGGCAATTTCCGCAACCTGTTCGTTCATGCCCCAGGCGGCAAAAAAGACGGCGTGCAAATCATTCCGATCAGCGAGGTTGCTGCGAAGGATGAATTCGCGGGAATTAAGAATATCAGCCGCGACGACGTGCTCGCCGCGC